AGTCAGCCGCCACCCCGAAAGAACCCACCCTACGGTGCGTAGGGGTGCTACCCCCTTCCACCCATTCGACTACCCCAGATTTACTAGTGGTCTTTGCCACCCCCATAGGTGGTGCTGCCCTGTATCCTTTACTGCTATTGCATCGTCTATGTGCTGGCCTCAGGTTCTCTAAGTCATCAGTACCACCAGCAATGACAGGCACTAAGTGGTCTACTGAATCAGCACCAGGATTGCCACATAGATAGCAGGTATCACCATACTTCTGGAAGGCTAATAGCCTGGCCTTCTGCCACCCATAGCCACGTTGCACACTGCCTGGCCTGCTCATTGGCCTGGGTCCTTTGGGGGGGTGGTAGCCATTTATCTAGGAAGCCAATAGGCCTAAGGCAATGATGCAGACAGCGACGGATAACAGGGCAACCTGTAGGTTCCTGTTCTGCACATGGATAATGGCATCAATGCCAGCCACTACAGCAGCGATAAGCCAGAAGATATCGGCAGCATTAGTGGCACCTGACCAGATAGCCCCCAACATCATGGGTTCCATTCTGTGCCTGGGGCTACAGGAATGCTGCCCCATGTGGCGAAGCTGACATCAGTAGCCCCCATGGACCCTTCAGCCACATTGGCTACCCCCTGAAGCCCTGCACTGACTCGCATTACATCCACTTCTTCCATGGACTTAACCCATCGCTTATACATCCCATCAGTGACCCAGATTTCTTCTGGTCTGTTGGGGTTACGGATATACAGCAGCACTGATACCCCTTTCTCTGGGTCCAGGGGCTCAGGTGGCCCATATGCCCTTAGGTCTGCCACCCTTTGACGCCAATTCGGCATATCTATGCCAGCTGGGTCAATCTTTCTAGTGGTCCATTCTTTATGGCCACATAGGTAGCCTGTATCTGCCCCGATACCATCCAGCAGGGCTGCACAGACCAGGCCATAGCAGTCCAGCATTTGGGGTGACCAGGGCTCCCCTAGGCCATTGTTCCTGGCCTCTATCCCCAGCACACTGCTATTTCCACTAAGGCCCTTCCATGACCCAGACCCAGCGTGGTTAGCAGTACCAGCAGCAATGACATAGGCCATGGGGTCACCCTTAGCCCCAGTATCGTCCCTGTCATCATCTATCCATACATGGCACAGGGGCCCAGGCAAATCAGGCCTACCGTTAACCATTGTGGAAATGATGCTGCTGCTAGGGGTGCTGCTGTTGAATGCATCATGATGGATGACCAGGCCCCTAGGGTTAAATGAACTAGAACCCCGATTACTCCACCCAGGCTGGCAGGCATAGGGAACCCCGTAACGTTCTAGCTGCTCAGGAATCCAGGTCTGATAGCCCATCGTCTAAGGCTGCCTTCTCTGCCTTTAATCTCTGAAGCTTGCCGTAGTAGGCCCTTAGGCCATGTGGCCTCTTTAGGTGGTATCCACCTAGTCTGTCTGACCTACATAGTTCCCCTGGGGCTGCGTTACAGTCCCATACAGGGCATCCCAGTGCGAGAGTCCATTTATCGTAATATTTGGCCATCTTTGTCAAGTCTTCCAGTCGAAATTACTTGTATGGCTGCACCTGGGGAACCATCTAAATCTAGGGCCCCTATTGATACTTACAGTTGTTGTAAGTATCACAGTAGGGGGTTTAGTAGTAGTAGGCCCTGTGGATACTGTGGAGAACCCCGTTCTAGCTATATGTGCCAGCAGATTTATTCCCACAGGTGCTGTGGACTAGTTGGGGACAACTGTTCAATATCCTGTGCCAATGTGACTGCAGGATAATCGCCAGTGGGTTCCCCATACAGGGTGTGCTGGATGGCAATGGCCCCCGAAATTAGGGACCTAAGCCACTGCTGGGGACTCTCGTTTCTGCGTTCTAAGATGTCCTGCACTGTTCGCCACTGCTCTGCTGGGATGGTTACAGCTACCCTGGTTCCTTCAGAAAGGGGCTTCTGGGTCATCCTCTAAACCCTTCTCCCAGACCTCTAAATCATTCAGGATTAGCTGCCGTAGGTAGTCATTTACCTTCAGGTGGGCATCCCCACATAGGGCTTTCAATCGTTCATATTCGGGGACCTGTAGATAGGTCCCTACATACATTTCCTTAGACATCGGGCCACATTTCCTGCTGTCCAGCTAGGGCCTTCTGCTTCATGAATGCTGCTTCTACACAGACATTGTGGGCATACCTGGGCCCTAGCTTGATTCCCACTGTTTGCCGTTTCACTCCCCCCCGTATCAGCTGCCAGCCTGAACAGTCCCTGGCTACTGACCTGGTGCGTACCAGTTCCATCGGTATTACTTCCCGACAGAAGTGGCACTTAATCTGCTTCCTATCAATTGCCATTAGCCCTGCCCTTCCCTATGGCCTGGTCTAGTAAGACCACTATTTCTCTGACTTCCTCAGCTGCCTGGTCCCACAGGGCCAGGTAATCCTCTGGGGCCAGTAGGTCAATGCTGGACCATTCCTTCATCATTTCCCCTGCCACCACCAGGTTCTGGGCTTTCCGTTTCAGGTCCCATAGGACCTGCACCGTTGCGTTATTGGCCATTCCAGCATTCCTGCCTTTCTGCCTTCCTAGCCCTGTCTAGGTGTAGGTCATGGATTGCCTGTCTCCACCCATGCTTTAGGGCAGTGCGAACAAATGAATGGACCAGGGCTCCCCCCTTAGCTGGATATGGGTAAAGCCTGTTCTCATTGTCTGCTATGGCATCCACGATTAGGGCCACATGGTCTAGGGTCACTGGCTGCCAGTCCCCCAGGTATCGCCACTGCAGCACCAGGTCAGTCTGTCCTTTGCTGCCCCGTATCAGTCGATACTGCATAGGGGGTATTTCGAATGTGTCCCCAGGGCTAAACCTATCCATTGGCCTGCTCAGGTAATGGGGCTTCAGCTGCTGCCAGCAATAGTTCGATATTGGCCAAATCTGAGTCAGACTGCCATGAAAGGCCCTGAAGGTCTACGGAAGCCCTGAAGGTTCCCCTATCCCCAGGGGGAAGCGAATTGGCCCTTCTCACCAGACTGGCCCTGTAGCTGTCTACTGCGTCGGACCCCCTTTCCGCTGTGTCCCTACCCTGGGGGGTCTGTTCGGCCAGCTGGGGCCCTTCTGTGGGGAGAGAATCGGGCTGGGGTGGTTCTGCACCCTGATTAGCAGGGGCAGTGGCCAGGGCTTCATTCTTAGTCCACAGGGACAGGCCAAATCCGAAAGTCATGGCCCCATTGCGTAGGGCATCCCCGATTAGTTCCTTCAGGATGTCCTGCTTATCGGTAAGGGCATTCCCACAGCCAGGCTGAGACTTCCCATGGACCGTAAGGTAAATCCACAGGTTGGCCTGACCATTAACTACCTTCACCTTTGGCAGGCCATCTTCATCCAGGGCCATCGGGGCCCATTGCCATTCAGGGTCTTCTGCTGTCAGGGCTGCCCTAATCTGGGCATGGTCCATGTAGTCCAGCTGAATGGTCTTACCGTCCCTAGTCTTCCTGGGTAGTTGGCTTAGGTATTTGGGGTCTGGACTGCCCCATCTTTCTGGGATGGTCCTTAGTGCTTCCCTGTGCTGTAGGAAAGTTTCTCCAGCCATAGCCCCTATGCCTTTCCATTACATGCAGTCCCCACTGCTCCCTTAAACGTTCTAGGACATCATTAAAGTTGGCTTCCTTCATAAACAGGAAGGAATAGACCCAGCCACAGACATCGCACCTGACCCTGGCTGCCCTGTCGGAAATCATTATTTCTGGCTGGGGTGCCATTAGGTCCCCCACAGGTTAAAGACAGTGGTTCTGATGACATCCCCATTAGGGGCAGTAAAGAAGACCCACCAGTCTGCAGGGTTGGCGACACCTGGGGGCTTCCAGACCAGGAATCCCACTAGGCCTGCTCTTTCAGCATCCAGCTGGGCTAGCCATGGCCTCAGCCTTAGGGTCTTCCCTGCTTTGACTTCAATGCAGCAGCCCAGGCCATCTATATCCCCCTGCTGCCTGCCATCCCCAGCCAGCAGCCTTCTGGCCTGGGGGTAGCCATTAGCCCTAAGCCAGTTGACCATGCCCCGTTCAGCCCTTAGGCCGATGTCCCTGCTCAGGCTGCCAGCCATCAGGCCAGCCAGCTGGCTACATCAGCCAGGGCCTCCGGGTCTTCTACATACTCAGGGAGCCCCTGTGCAGCTGCACTGGCCCTGGCCCTGTCGGCAGGCCCCAGCTGGGCCCCAGGGACTGCCCTGGGGCCCATCGGGCCTGGTGTTGCTGTGGCAGAACCAGGGCTGGGGTTGACCCCTTCTGCTGAGTCAGCAGCCAGCCTGCTGGGGTGCTGGTCAGGGGCCATGGGGTGGAAGGCTGAGCCCTGGCCCCCAGGCCAGTCAACGATTATTCAGAAAGCCAGCATGGGAAGGCCAGCACCCCTAGGCCAGGCTGGTCTGGCGTACTGACATCAGTGTCAGTTACCACTATTCAATATTGGGGGTTGACCTGGCCCCAGGCCAGGGTGCAGGGTCCCCTGTTGGCGAACGTTTGTAGGGACCACCAGGGAGAAGCTGACCTAGGGGGAGACTCTTACGCCATGATTCTTATTGACGCACTGCCGACAGACCTGCATGACCTGTATGACAGGGTGCTGGTTAAGCAGCCTGATGATGACCACTTCTGCATCACCTGTAAGTCCATGGACCTGCACCAGCTGCGTAAGAGGTTTCAGACTGCAGCCCTTTACCGTCGCATCCCTATCCGTACCAGCATCCAGCCCAGTGGCCTGATGATTTGGATTCGGGCTGATTTGGCGAATACCACTTGACAGATTCGGGGGCCAGGATGCATGGTCCCATTTGAGTCAGTAGCTAGCCCCGAAAGAAGCAGGGCTTAGAAGTGTCCACAGATACCGAAACGGATTTCGACCCTACCCAAATGGAATGGGGCCAGCCCCCCGATGGGCATGGCCAGTGGCGTAGGGGGGGCAGTCGGCAGAAGAAGCACCAGCAGTTCCTAGATGAACTGCAGGCCCACCCCCGACAGTGGGCCATCTTCCGTAAGGACGCAAAGACTGGGGTTAACCAGGACCTGCGGAATTATCGGGAACTGGAAGTGCGTAACGTCCCTAATGGCGATGGCACCAGCACTGTCTATGCTCGCTGGGTGGGCCTGGACGAGAATGGAGAACCAGACCTGGACCCTGATGCAAAGGCCCTTAGGGCTGCCAGGCAGCAGGCCCAGGCTGAACGTAAGGCACAGAAGGCAGCAGAAGATGCAGGGGCTACTGAACCCACCTAACTACCAGCAGGGAACCATAATGAATGTGACCATCAAACTTGCTATTACCCCTGACACTGACGATGGGGACGAAAGCCAGCTGGACCAGGCCCTAGATGTCTGGGTGGAGAACCTAGAGGATGGGTGTTACCTGGATGATGACCACTACATCGTGGAAATCCTGAGCATCAGTTACTGAAATTCCGCCACCATGGCAACAGCAAAGGCCCCCCGATTATCGGGGGGCCTTCTGCCTGCTGGTGTTCCCCTGGCTAGTGCTTCCAGACCACCTGCACCCTGGCTGGGTCCCAGGCTGTTCTACGGGGCCCAGGGTCCAGGTTGACTCTCTCCACCAGGGCTTCCAGGTGGACCCTCTGGGCCTGCAGTGTCAGCTGGTCCCATCGTCCCTGGATGTGCTGCAGGTCCCCACCAGTGACGCTAGGGACTGCCAGCAGGGCCAGCTGGTGCCTGAGCCCCTGGGCTTCCTTCTGGGCCTCTGCCTGGCTGGCTGTCAGCTGGGCAGTGGTAATGACCCTTTGCCGATGCAGGGCCACCTGGTCATCCATGGCCAGTTCTAGGGCCTTCAGCTGGGCCTGCAGGTCAGCCCTGGCCTGGCTGTTGTCGGCAGCAGCCAGAGCCTTCCAGGCCCCGTTAGAAATCCGATGAAAGAACTGGGCCACCACTTCAGCTTCCACATCGGCAGCCATGGCTGAGCAGTGGCCACCCCTGCCTAGCTGGGGGTCACTGCAGATATAGCCAGGCAGCCTGACCCTGGCACCCCTAACCATTCGGGAAGTAGTGGCCCCATGGTGCAGCCAGCCACATCCACAAGTGCAGCCCATCAGCCCCGTAAGCAGCTGCTTAGGCCTGCCCTTTGGCCTGGACCTAGAAAGCAGGATGCCCCGTACAGCTTCCAGCTGGGCCCTGGTCACGATGGCTGGCCAGGCTCCCTGGGTAACTGGTTCGTCGTAATGGGACCTGATGCCAGCAATTCGCCAGTTAGAAATGGTCTGCTTCACAGTGGTATGGGTCCACTGCTTTCCCTGGGTGGTCTTCACTCCCCTAGCGTTCAGGTCAGCAGCGATAGCTATTAGGGGCTTCCCCTCTAGGAAGGCAGCCACCATGCAAGCCAGTTCCTTAGCTTCTGGCTTATTCAGCTTCAGTCCACCAGCCTGATAGCCAAAGGGCCTTAGCCCCCCTTGTGCTGCTGCACCAGACCTGGCCTTCTGCGTTCCCTTATTCAATGCCCTAACCCTCTTTAGTGCTGATTCAGCCTGGCCACTGCTAGCCAGGTCAATAAGTGCCTTGTAATGGGTGGGGTCCTGCAGGTCATACAGCTGGGCATTCAGAACCACCCTTCTAACCCCATGCTGCTTACAGTGGTCATAGAACCTAACTGCATCCCCCACATCCCTTAGGAATCGGTCAGAGAACTGGGCCACGATGGCCTGCACTGCTCCCTGGCTAATCAGGTCCCAGGCTAGCTGGTAACCAGGCCAGGGCTCTGGCCTGTCAAAGATGGGCTGCCCTCGCATGACAAAGGCCTGAGCCCCATCAGGAAACAGATAGGGGGTCAGGCCATAGGTCTGGCACCAGCCCAGGCAGTCGCTTACCTGGGTTAGGTCATTGTCCTGGTTCTGTTCAGTGTCAGTAGACAGCCTGGCGAGGATTAGGGCCACCAGCCCCGTAGCCAGCCCCAGGGGGGTGCTCAGGTGGCTGTCTCGCTGGGCCCTGGCCCTGGCGAACCTGGGTCGTGCCTGGGCCCCAGGGCCCTGTGCTGCAGTGGTTTCGGTAGTCATGCCGACAACGCTAGCCCCGTTGCCCCGTTAACGCATCATCAGCCCCCCGATGACTCATTACCAGGGCAGCCTGGATACTTGACCCCAGGGGGCCCTACCCTCAGACTGCCCTGCATCCAATGGGGTAGCAAAGGGGGTACTTCTGTGCCTGATTCGGTCCACCTGGCGTTCCAACAGTGCAGGGCCCTGGGCCATAGCTGGAAGCACCAGAAGGCCAGTGAACGAACCACCAGGGGTATCGGGCTGCTGTCTATCTGCCCCACCTGTAAGACCAGAAGGACGAAATGGATGGACCCCAGGGGGCAGCTGCTGGGGTCCACCTATGACTACCCTGATGGGTATTCAATGCATGGGGACGAAAGGCTGCCAGGCCATGAATGGCGTAGCCTGTATGTCCATACCCTGTTTCCCGATATCTGACCTAGTGAAGGTGGACAATGCTTCTAGCGATTATGGATTCCGACAGCAGGCTTAGGCTGTATCAGGCTGAGCCTGGGGGGATGACTGAACTGGCAGCCCTGGTGGTGGCCGATACCGACCCAGCTGCAGTGGCCAGGGTGGCCCTGGTGCTGGCTGATATGGCTGGCCAGTTCCCCAGCAATGGCAATGGTAAGAAGCTCAGGTCTGACAAGGGGAAGCCCCGACAGACCCCCAGGAAGCCCAGCACCCCACTGGGTGCTGGGAAGGTCCAGCTGCTGGGCCTGATGGCTGATGGGGAATGGTGGACAGCTGCCCAGCTGGCAGAGAAGGCCCCCGATATGTCCAGGGGTGGCCTGGCTGCCAGCCTTTCCCAGTGGGCCCAGAAGGGGCAGCTGGATTCCCAGCAGGTCCCTAACCCAGCCCTGGGGACTGCCAGGGGCCAGACCAGGCCCCAGGTGAAAGCCTATCGGATTACCGATGCTGGCAGGCTGGTGCTGGGGGTCCTGCAGGAAAGAATGCAGAAGGCCAGCTAGTAGCTGGTGCCGATGTAGCACCCCATCCAGTAGGCCACTGCCTTCCCCCCGAATACTGTCTTTGTCACGCCAGCTGCCGAACAGAAGGCCTGCAGGCTGAACTGGTCATTTGCTGCCACCACCAGGGCAGCTGATACCACGCTGCCCACCTGGGGGAAGGTGGCCGAATTGCCCTGGTGCTGGACTCCCCTGGCCTGTTCTACCCCACCTTTCATAATGGATGTGTAGGCAGTGAAGGTGGCCCCTGGGCCTGTCATGCCAAAGATAAGCCCAGCATTAAACTGGACTATTCCAGCCACTGGGGCTTTAAAGACAGACAGGTTAGGGAGCATGGCGTAAGGGTCGTCCCAGCCATCAAAGAGCATGGTGTTAGCCCCATCGGCAGGCAGGGACCAGCTGGCTGCTCGCCATAGCGAGAATCGTTTAGGGGCATTCAGGCTGTCTGCCACAGACTTAGCCCAGCTTTGATAGGTGGGCTGTCCCACCACTGGCACGGTAATAGGCATCAGTCAGCCCCTATCAGTTCTAGGTCCCTGTGTGCTGGGATGGGTATAGGAAGGCCTGCAGGCCCCGACCCATTGACCTGGGCCAGTTCCCCACTAATGGAACACTCCCAGCTGAAGGGCCCAATACGATGGTTAACGGTGCAAATCAGCAGGTAAGCATCCAGTTTGGGGGCTTCCCAGTGGATGGACCACCAGTCACCAGGCCTGCACAGAACGTTCCTGGTGGTGCGTTTATTAGTGGTGGGGTTACTTCTGTAGGTCGGATATCCGACAAAGGTAACCAGGTCCCTGGCAGTGTCTACTGGGAAGGTCAGGCCTTCTAATGAGTAGACAGCTTCACCCAGCCTGCCCAGCATCCTGTTACCCAGTTTCGTTAGGTGGCCCTGGCCACTGCTGGGGGTCCCTGTGCTGTGGGTAATTTGCAGGTCATGCCTGGTGTAAGTGTGCTTCCCCCATCGGGCTATGGAAGCATCATCCACAAATGACTGGGCTGACCCATCCAGGCCAGCGATAGCCAGGTCTATGGAATTGGCCACCCCATCTAGGGCATGGTTAATGGCCATGTGCGTAGGGGCTACTGCTATCGGTACCAGGCTGCTGGGGTTATCCGTTACCGACCTGCAGGGTACCGTAAAGGCTGTCCTGTCAGGGTCTGAGCAGTAAGGCCTGACCTGAACCGAAGCTACCCAGGTCCTGAATGACTCCCCTGGAATGTCATTGAAACTGTCTGCATAAGGGTCCATGACATAAACCCTGGGGGTACCTAACGGGGCAGTGTTTCCGTAGTAGCCAGCATAAATCATTACCCATTCCTCTGGGTACATTCCCGACCCAGTGACCCCCCCATAGACATCCCCAGCCATGCAGGTTTCTTGCCACAAGTTGTCATGCAGGTCTGTAGTGGGAAGGATGGATGAATCCTTATTGAACCTGTTAGACGATTCACCCCTAGGAAAGTCAGCAGGCTTATCGGTCTTCTGGTGGATTCGGTCTAGCCTCAGGGCCAGGCTGTCTATGAAGATATCTGGAAGGTCAGTAGAGGCTACTGGATTCACCCTGCCGTAAGTCTCTATGACTTCACTGGCATTAATAATGGTTAGGTGCTGGCCATCAATGCTGATGTTATGAACAATCCTTCTAATGTAGCCAGCCCACAGCACTACATCAGGCTTAGTCATCGGGCTTACTGGGGTGGTATCAAACATCGACAGAAACTGCACCCTGATTCTGATGGGGGTATCTATGCCGATGTCATCCAGGCCACCAGGGGGACCGATGGGGGTATATTCCATATCCTGGTCATACAGGTTTACCGTAAGGCTGCCAGGCTCAGAATGGTTCCCGAATGTCTCAAAGCCAGTGGTGAATTCAACGCTGGTCATATCGCATTCAACAGGAAACCAGCTGATTAGGTCCCAGTCCCCACCCCCAACAGGGGCAGTACCAGCCACCCAGACTCCATAGCCAGGGTCCCCAGGTAAGGCCCCATCAGCCTGCCAGGCTGTCTGGTGGCCATCAGGCTGCCAGTAGCCAGCATCAGCCCCGATGGGGGTAGAGGCTATGGAAGCGATGTCTACAAAGACCTTTGCGTAGTCTTTCCACATCAGCCAGCAGTCCCACCCCTAGCACCTGACTGCCTAGGCCCTGCCACCCTTTCGTAATCCTGCAGGGCTCTGGCTACAGCCTGCCCAATGGCGTAAGGGTCCCCGATGCCAGTGGTCACGCTGATGTTAAAGACCCTGCCACCACCCAGCATTCCACCCTTCCTCAGGGGGACCACTGCTTCTGGCCCTGCTTCACCCAGTAGGGCAATGGTGGGCCTACTGACTAGGCCACCCTTTGCCAGCTGGGGCATCTTAAATTCCTTCCCCCCGATACCTGGAATCCAGCTAGGGATTTCAAAGTGAACCTTCCCCAGGGTGTTATTCCAGGTCTTCTTTATGAAGTCCCAGGCTGCCCTAAAGGGCCAGGTAATGGCATCATACAGGGCATCCCCCACCTTCTTTAGGCCACCTAGCATTCCATCCCAGGCAGCCTGGATACCGTGCCAGATAACCCCAGCAATCCACTGGATAAAGGACCAGGCCTGCTTATAGGGCCACACCATGACATCCAGCAGGATAGGCCCAATGTTCTTAATCACCATGACAATAATGTTCCAGACCATTTGCAGGTAATGCCAAATAAGGTCAACGTAAGCTTTAATGAATTCCCAGACTCCCTTAAAGATTGCGATAATGGAATGCCAGGCACCTTCCCAGTTCCCAGTAAAGACATTGACGATGAAGCCAATAAAGGCCTTCAGGATGTCCCACAGGGCATGGACATAGTTACCGAATAAGGTAAGAACGGGGCCCACATAGGTCCATGCCCAGTTCCAGGCATCCACCAGGGCAGGCACCCCAGTATCCTTAACCCAGCTAAAGAACCACTTAAGGGCAGGGAACACATATTCATTTATGACCTTCAGCAGTTCAGTAAAGATAGGAAGCAGAACGTTACCTACAGTAACCTTCATATCTTCCATTTGGGATTGCATAATCTTCTGCTGGTTCGCTGCTCCCTGGCTGGTCCTTCCGAAATCCCCAATAGCTGGCCCTGCCTGCTTATACATCAGATTCAGGGCAGCCATTGACTTCTCTGTCTGGGTCAGTTCCTTAGCACTGCCCTTATGGGTTTCCGCTAGGGCTTCCTGTTCCACTGCAGCAGCATTGATGCCTGGAAGCATCCTCTGCAGGGAGTCATACTCACCCCGAAAGGCAGCAGACATCATGTCTAGGGTTTCAGGGGTGCTTACGTTATTGAATGAACCCAGGTCAGCAGCCAGCTGCATGGTCTTACTAGACAGTAGGGCTGATTCATCCTGGTTCTTTCCCAGGCCAGTCCACATGGCCCCCAGGGTTCCCAGGTATTCCAGGGAGTCCTTATCAGCCAGGCCCATGGTCTTATTAGCATTCTTGCCAAAGCTGATGACTGCACCACTGGCCTTCCCGAATACAGTCTGTATCTTTGATGTGGATTCCGCTACGTCACTGGCTGCCCCGATAGCTTCCTTACCGAAATCCACCACCTTGTCTACAGCAAAGGCACCAGCTGCAGCTGCACCCAGCCCAGCCAATGCCCCACCCATCTTTCCCATCATGCCAGTAGACTTCTGCAGGTCCTTCTGCATATCGCTGGTCTGGGCTACCAGCTTTAGCGTCAGTTCCCTAGTCCCACTGGCCATTAGTCATGACTCCAAATCTGCTCGAATGAGTCCATTAGGTCTGTCACCCATAAGCGATAGATAGCGTCAGACTCAGCCCTGATGGCTGGCCACATCCCATAGCCAGCGTTAGCACCTGAGCCCTTCCAGCTATGCCCTGGCCATCGGGGGTCTGACTTCACCCCATACTCAGCCCCAAAGAACAAGTCACCATATTTGTTCTGGTCCCCAGGGGAATGCTTAGCCCTGGCAGAGCCCCCACCCCCAGCCCTAATCAGTGGTTCCCTGGCTTTGCTTACCCTGATGCTGGGGGCCACCAGGTGGCCCCACTTACTGCTGCTGGCTAGTCGGGGCCTGGCTGCATCAGCCATTCGCTTACTGGCCTTCTGGGCCCCCTGGGTGACCAGGCCAGGGGCCACCCTGGCCATTTGCCTAAGGGCTGAACGCAGGCTGGCCATATCGGCAGGGTCCACTGCTAGGGCTGACTGGCTGACCTTCTGTTTAGCCATGGCTACTTCCTACGCTGGGCCCTTTCGTAGGCCTTCATTTCATCCACCATGGCTTCCATTTCAATAATGGTTAAGGCCCTGTATTCGGCGGGGGTCAGCTTCCAGAAGTAACAGAAACGGGCAGCTGACTGGGCCCGTTTCCGTTCATAGGGGTAGCATCTTCCACGCTGATGCATTCAGCAATGGCTGCTAGGTCCAGGTCCATTGACTTATATTGGTCCCAGGTCAGGGTGGGGTCTTCTCTGCGTAAGGCAATCCAGTGCATGTATGTCATGAATACAGGGCTCTGGTTCGCAAAGAGCATTCCGACCTGATGCCCAGAAGCATCATCAATGTCTATGAATTCCTGCACCGTAATCGGTACACCATTTAGTTTCATGCTGCAGCTGGTTCGCTAGTCTTACTGCTGGTAGTGGTGGTCTGTGCCTGGCCATTCGCTGGGGCTGTATCCAGGAATTCGGGCATACCCTGGACCTTCAGGTCCACATCAACTTCCGACCCATTGCCCTGGTCACCAGACAGGAATGGGAAGGCCTTAACCATGGCCTTTCCAGTCATGACTGGGTTATCTACTGAAACTGGTGCATCCCCCTGGGGCAGCAGTTCAAAGGTAATGATGTGGCCAACACAGGGCCTAAGCAGGGTCCAGAAGCCATCAGTACCAAAGGACGTATAGGCATTAAGGGTAACGGTCCACTTCTCCTGGCCATAATTGGTATATGTGCCACAGAAGGTAGTTAGTTCGTTCTCGTCCTGGTCCACTGTTACATCCAGCCCCCTACCACTGCACTGCAGTTCAATTTCCGCAACAGGCACGGTATCGGGGGCCACAGCAGCCAGAATCTTCAGACTGGGCTTATCAATAATGAAGGGTGGCACATCAGCCATTAGCTATTTCCTTTCATGGTGACTGGAAAGACAGCAGCCACATAAGGGGTGCCACCTATGTCCATTGCATCGACAGACCTAACTTCCTGCACCCCCAGCTGGGGAGCCTGAGCCCGAAAGGTCTTCCAGGCCAGTTCTATCTGGGGGTCCAATAGGTCTAGGTCCTGGTTATCGCTGGTCCTTCCCACCACCAGGCCCACCTGGAAGTGCCATTCATAGACACAGAAGGTGGACCTGGAAACGTAGGGGCTGTCAGGGGCTACCACGATGGCTGGAAGTTCAATCTTTCCAGGGGGGCTGCCGTAAACGTTATGGCTAGGGAATGCATCAATTAGCACCCCCACTAGGTCCTGCCTGGGGCTCATTACGCCAGGCCCCAGGAATGCTGCAGACTATTAATCAGCTGGTCGATATCTGGGTCGGTACCCCTGACGTAAATGGGTACATCGGTAAAGCCCCCCATGATTCCTAAGGGGCTGTCCTTCCGTTGCCACCACCTGGCTGTCAGCCTTCTAACCAGCAGGTTCAGCCTGGGGCTTACTTCTGTGGCCTCAGGGTCTGGGTCGGTAAGCCTCTCTGCTTCCTCTGATGCAGCATCCAGGGCAATGGTCAGGGCTTCATCAGTGTCCTGGTCTGCAGTCATAATTCCCAGGTCATATTTGACCTGTTCCAGACTCGCATATCGCTCAGGGTCTGCAGCCATCAGAAGGCCCTAGGGCTCCCCATGCCCATCGTCTAGGTCATCGGGGGCCTGGTCATCGTCGGGGGCAGCTGGGGGCTGCTCTGGGGGCTCTGGTGGGTCTTCTGGTTCCTGGTCAGTCATGCTGGCGAGCTCTTTCGTTGCGTAGCGAACGTTCTCGAGTAATTCCCCTGGGGTAGGGGCCTGGGGTAAGCGACTCAGGTTCACCCCAGGCCCCCATGCAGCAGGTAGGGAGCACTGCTACAGCTGTCAGCTGCTGGCCTTAGGGGCTGCAGCTTGGGTCTGCTGGGTGGTGGTGGCACTGGCCTTAACCACCCCAGCCAGTTTGGGAATGTAGGCACTGAAGTAGCCTGCATAAGCAACCTGCATTCCCAGCACTGATGGTTCAGTAACTGACAGGGTGCCGATTCTCTGTTCGTAAAGTTCCACATTGCTTCTGGCAGTCACAATGGCTGTACCAGGAAGCAGGGCATGGGAGACAACTACAGGGAAGCCCCCAACTACCATGGTGAAGGTGGAAGGGGTGGCAGAACCCAGGTCATTACTGGGGTTGCCTGCAGAGAACAGTGGCCGACCCTGAAGGTCAGTCATGCTGCCCCAGGCTGCCCAGATATCCATGGACACAAAGGCAATGTTCCCCAGGACCCCCAGGGCCCCGTAAACCTGCTCTGCTGCCCCGTAGAGGAAGCCCAGCACATCCCCACCAGTGCCACCTGTGGGGGGCAGGATTTCCGTAGCAGTAGTGGCATTCAGGGCATCAGCTGCCACCTTCTCTGTAACCCTGGCGTACCTGGTAGCCAGCTGGTTAACAATGATGTTAAGAGCACCTGAGCCCCAGTCCAATTCTTGCCGTGCCACATTGACGTAACCACCATACGTATTGACTGTCACATCAGCCCTACTAATGGTGAACTTCTTAGAAGGAAGTTCTGTCTTCTGAGCCCCCTGGGGCCCTACCCCTGTGTCCAGGTTGGGGTCATCCAGAATCGGCCGATGGAACACAGGACCAGCTGGGATGCCCTGCACCCCTACTGCCCCGACAATGGGCCTACTACCGTCGATGAAATCCAGCACTGGCCCAACAACAGGGTCAGGCACAATGCCTGGGGTATCGCTGGTCAGGATGTGTTCTGCAGCCCGATATCGTGCGATACGGTCCCCAGCTTCCCTGTCATTAGTGGTCATGACCAGGCCTGCATCATGCAGGTAATCGCCAGCTGACCTGTAGCTAATGGGGGAATGGGTGGTGCTGACTGCACCTGAAACCCTGGTCAGGCTCTGCCTAACTTCCTCTCGCATACTGACATCGTGGGCCAGCAATTCGATTTCCCCATCCAGGGAACTAATGCGTTCCTGCCGTTCCCGAATAAGGTCTTTCTCCTGGTCAGTAATGCCCTGGCCAGGACGGTCCATGACAGACTGCTTCAGGTCACGAATAAAGGCTTCTGCCTGGTCACGTTCGCTAACCTTTGTGGAAAGCAGGGGGTCTGAAATCCCATTCATAAACTGCACCTTTCAGCTGTAGTGATAGCTGCAGGGTGCTGCTTAATTGCAGGGTGCTGCTCTGCTTTTATTCCGATAACTGGGCAGGGCCAGGAAGGGTGGAAGCGGGCCCTTTGCTGGGGTCCTCTAGCCCTGCCCAGAACTATGGACCTGCTGGCCCTTTCGAGTCAATGCCCAGCCATCCACCTGGGCCCAGAAGTCGGTATCAGGGTGGATTTCGGGGGCTTCATCTTCCCTAACGCTGGTCACTTCTGCCCCTGGATAGGCCCCCTGGCTGACCAGTGCTACATGGTCCAGGTGAACCCTTCTGCGTTCTACGGTGCCCGTGGGCAGGGTGCGAGGAAAGAAGTCTACAAAGCCAATAGATAGCCCATGGTGGCCTGCTTCCACTAGGTCAGCCACTACCTGGGCCCTGGTCTTCAGTAGCTTAAAGCTGGCCCATAGGCCCTTAGATTCCTCTGCTAGTTCCCGACCCACCCCTAGCCTGGTATCAGGGCCCCTGGGGTTATGCCCATCGTAAAGCCCTAGACGATGGGCGGCCCTGCACTGATTAGCAAAGGCCCCCCTTCTGAAGACTTCCCTTAGCCCTTCCTGGGGAATCTCCTGTTCCACATCAAATGGGACGCAGAAGCCTTCTAGAATTCTGTCATCGTCGGCAGCCCTGACCACCAGGTCTTCAGCTACAAAGGTCCTAAGGTGTAGTTCATCCATTGTTCACAACCTGTAGAGATGGCTGCTGCTGCTGCTGGGCCTGCAGGTCATTGAATGCCTGCAGGGCAGGGGGTACAGCTTGCTTATCGTCTAGGCCAGGGATTTCGGGAAGGTTGAAACGGTGCCTGGCTTCATTCTTTGTCCAAATCCCAGCGTTAACCAGCTGCACTGCTGCTGCTACCTGCTCAGAGAATGCACCAGCCAGCATGGCTGATTCATCAAACCTGATGGTTTGCTGGCCTGGCAGCATGGTGCTTAGGGCCTGTTCCACATTGTCTGCAATGGGATTCAGGGTCAGCTGCCACAGGGCCCTTAGGTCCATTTCGCTACTGCTGTAGTGAAGGCCTGCACCCTGCATAGCCAGATTCAGCATCGGGGCTGGGATGCCGAAAGCAGTGGCAATGTTCCTGCTATCGAAATCCATTCTTTCCAATAGCTGGGCATCCTCTGGGGTCAGCCCCAGGGCTTTGATGTCCAGGCCCCCTGACAGCACCCTGATAAGCCCAGGGCTGGCTTCCCACTGTTCCCTTAATTCGGCAGACTGGGTGGCTGACTGTTCCTCTGGGTGGACCAGGGCTGCCAGGGGCATCAGGTCCTTTCCCACCAGGTCTGTGGCGTATCCCTGGGCCTTAGCCAGGCCATACAAGTTGTCCCCCACTGCCTGCAGGGGCCCCATCCCTGTCAGGCTCCCTGGCCTGCTCTGGTGCTTTAGGTGCCAAATCCGTTCCCTGGGGATGGGCATGGCATCGACGGTATAGACAGGCATTCCGTATTTATCAGCAGTCACTGCCACTGCATCGGGGCTCAGCACCACCCAGCTTCTGGGGTAGCCATCGGCATACCAGCTGGTCACATACAGATAGGCATTCCCCCTGAGCAGCAGGCTTACGATGATGCAGCAAATGGCATCCCTGGTGGTGGTGTAGAGGTCTGGTTCTGGTGACTTCATCCAGGCTGCTTCAGCTGTCACTTGTTCCAGTTCTGGGGTGAACTGGTCCAGGGGCAGGCTGCTAATCCCATTGCTGCAGATATCGACACATCGGAAGACCACTGCCGACTTAGCAGCCAGGGTATCTGGGCCTTCCCAGGCAGTGGCCCAGCCAGCTGGCCAGCCAGGCCAGGGCTCAGGGGGTGGCACGAAATCAATGGCCCCAGGGGGCTCAGCTTCATTTGCCCTGTTGCGTAACCAGCCCATTAGGCCACCTTTGGGGTTCTCTTAGTCTGCAGGCATAGGCCAACAGAGAAGACCAGGGCTCTGGCCAGGGGAATAGGCCCACTGCTCTTACGCTGGCTAAGGCTCATTCCATGTTCAGTGCTGGCAGGGGTGGCCCTAAGGACCTGTTCTGTCAGCTGATGGCTGGGGCTGACTTCCAGGTGCCTGGTCTGCACCAGCTGCCTTACGGGGCCTGTCACCCTGTTAGCAAAGGTGTAGTTCAGTTCCCCCAGCTGGCCTATCCGAATGTCTGGGGGCCTTCTGATGGCCAGTCCCTGGGGAAGGTGAATCTTTGCCCCATCCTGGTACCAGTAGGCCAGCTGCTCAAACAGGCTGATTTCATCGTCAAAGTAGGCAGACTCCACCTGATACTTATGGCCCACCTGGATGGTTCGCACAGCCCCGAAATGGCTGCAGTCTAAGGTTTCCTCTACTGCCACATTGCCCCCAGGGGGGACCACTAGGCCAGGGCTCTGCACTAGTTCCCAGGTGCCATGGGGAAGCCAGCCAGTCAGGCTGGTAACAAAGCTATTGCAGTGGGCCCTGATGAATGCGAAATGGTCAGGCTTCCTAGCCTCAGCTGCCAGCCTGGTGGAAGTAATCGTGGTTCCCATGGCTGGGTTACTCCACTGCCAGGCCTCTGGCTGGCTGTCATCCATGTTCGGGGGTGGGGACCATTCGGCAAAGTAGAAGTTATGGTCCCTGTCTCCACTGTCAATACAGCCTAAAGCTTCGTCGCGCCAATCTATCATTAGTTCTGAATCTTCTGTGCCTGCAGTAGAGAAGGCAGCCACCAGGGGGTCAGGCCTAGCGATAGTGGCAGGGCTAATACCATCATCCACCACTGAACGTTTAACAGACCAAAGTTCATCAATGATGGCCAGGTCCAGACTCAGGCCATGCCCCGTTCTATCGGTAGCACTGGCCACTGTCAGTTCTGAACCATCGTGCATTTCTATACGTTCAGTGCCTTTACCAAAGGAAGCCTTCTTATACGTTTCGGACCCTAGGTCCCAGGCAATGGTTCTAAAGAGCCTGACTGCCATATCGTACCGATGGGCCACCACTAGCACTTGCTGTGGGCCCTGGCTATGGGCCCTGTAAAGCAGCCACCAGATAGCCAGGACCTTCAGCATTACTGACTTCCCATTCTGTCGCCCAACAGTAATGAGTGAACGCTGATGGGCTAGCTTCCCATTCCGACTAGCCACCAGCATGGAAAGACAATGCAGCTGCCATTCCATTAGGTCTACATTGCAGTAGTGCTTAGCTATCTTCCTGAATTCCTCCATTCTGCTATAGGGCTCATTATCGCTATATAGCTCTAATCTAGGCTTTGCAAAGCCCTTTAGGTCAGGGTCGATGGATGCAGGCACGTTCCAACCCCTAAGGGGAGGATTCACAGGAAAGGCGGTGGGGTCAGCCGCCACCCCGAAAGAACCCACCCTACGGTGCGTAGGGGTGCTACCCCCTTCCACCCATTCGACTACCCCAGATTTACTAGTGGTCTTTGCCACCCCCATAGGTGGTGCTGCCCTGTATCC